GACGCGGCCAAGTCACCAACGGCCTGATATTCGGCCTCGATACTTTGTCCATCCGCGAATGGTAGCGTCCATGTTCCTTCGCCAGTTGACACAGTTTTGGCAAGTGTGCACGTGACCGTTGAGCCGTCTGGTCCCTTTGTGTTGATCACCAATGCGACTTGGCCTTGGTCCGTGGCATCAACGTTAATGGTCGATGTGGCGTATGCGCCTGTTCCCCACGCGTATTCAAAACTATCGCCAAGCACTTCCTTCATCGTGAAGGAGACAAACACATCTTTGGTGATCACAGACGAATCAAGCGGTGAAGCGTATTGATCGGCGCGCAGGAAATTTACTGTCCGCGGTACGCGCACCGTAATCGCTCCGTCCAGTAGGCCTACACTGGTCCCGCCGATGGTGATAATTGAACTGTCAGCCACTTCGAAACCCCAAGCAACATTTAGCGCGTTCCCAACGGAAGACGCGTAAACTTTCTGCGCCATCAACAAAAACAAGAACACGCCCGCGCCGATTCCTACGTAACTCAACCACTCCATATTCCTTCCTCCTTTACAAACGATCCCGGCGCAGTCTTACGACCATGACGAGTTCGCAGTAGTGAACGAGAATATTCCCGAATTCCCTGTGTTGATCGCGAACCCTCGCCGTTATTGGTTCCGCGAAGTTCGCGTTACCGCCAAGTGTAGGGTCGCTGTCGAAGCCATCAAGAACGCCTTCGATTATTTCTTGCCATAAAATCCCTGTCGCGCGAATATCGTCAAGACCGTAATATCCGCGCATCACAATGTTGTAACTGCGCACGTACGTAACATCTGGCGTATCGTCAAATTCTGTATCGCCTTCTGCGCCATCACCTTCAATGGTTATCGACCATCCGTGAATTTCGGTATTTCCCGCCTCGTTCGTGTGTCCCGCGATATTGATAAGGTCTTCGCGTGTGCGCACAAGTCGTTCGTATTCGTGGACGTTGGCATCGTCGGCGTGTTTGGTAAGTTCGCCCTGAATATATTTCATCACGCCGCGCAGTGTGTTCGTGGTCGGAGGCATTATTTGAATGTTCTCCTTACCGCGCGTTTGTGCGCGTTTTTCATATACCGTTTGATCAGTGGTAGCGCGGCATCCCAACCATCTCGAAACATAAAGTGGCCTTTGGTTCCCTTCTTGGAAATGGCGCGCGCCACCAAGAAAGCAACTGTCAACGCACGATCCATCGGGACGCCAAGTTGGAAGTGAACCCAATCCACCAAGGCAGAAGGTGGGGGAAAGTGGGGGCGCGTCCCTTCTTCCACGGCAAGTGCATATTCTGCAGGTGTTCCCACGGTCCCCAATAAAATCCGCGGTCTGGACACAACTTCTGAGTGTATCGACCCGCGCAAATGTCCTGTCGGCGCACCTCCCGTGCCTACTGGTGTTCGCTCAACAACCTCCTGTTCCAGTTTCAACACAGACTGCCAAAGGGCGCGCTCAAATATCGGGCGCAACTTCTTTGAAAATACCCGCATCTTCCGGAGTGCGGGTTCAATATCTTTGGCACTTTTTATCCTGTAAGTTGACATATTAGCATTTAAGCTGAGAGCAATTAGATGCACCTAATTTCCTCGCGCCCTAGAAATTCCTGCGCGGGTGTGTCAGGTGGTCGGCGCGGAAAGAGTATTCCGTGTCGTGTTCTTCCGTGTGGGAGGCCGCGCGCTCTTTTCCCGCCGCTTTTATTCCCATGTGGTCGTTGTATGCCTCACGGTACAACTTGGCGTTGGCGCGCGCTTCTGACGATTTGGTGCGATGGTTGACTGACTCTGCGGCAATGGTAGGCTCACCCTGCGAAATCAACTTGTTCGCCGTAGCCTCCAAAATTAGCGCGGTCGCCAGATCGTAAATGGCGTGAACGTCCGCATCAGGCAACGTCACATCGTCCGAATCATCAAATTCGTACGGGATGGTATAGTAAACGCGAATCGTTTCCGATGCGCTGGGTTTGGAATATTTAAACCGCAAAACGCGCGAAGTGCCGGACACAAGTTCGCCAATCCACGCGTCACTTTCCAGAAAGTCTAAATTTGCATCTGTCGAGTCGAAGGGGTATTCAACCTCTTCGATGATAGAAAAGCCAATCACATAGTCGGGAAAATTCGTGCTGTTGATCGTGTAATCAAAAGTAGCCGCGCCCGTTATGTCGTTGGACTTTCTATCTGGTTTGTTCTTGGAATAAATGTACAGCGCGTTGGTAATCAGATTTTGTTTGTCTTCTGACTCCAACTCATCTTTCAGCGCGGCGAGTCGGGTATCAACTTGCGCCTCAAATTCGTCGCGCAGGTTAAATGATCCCATTAGTTTTTCGCCTCGATTGTGATAACCATCGTGAAAGAGGGTGTCGAGGAACCGCCCGGTAAGGCCATCGAAACGCGAATGTGTCGGCCGATGTTAGTTACCTGCGCCGAATACGTTCCTGTTCCATTCGCATCGTCATTGGTGCCATCGGTAATCTGCGTAATGTCCACGCCGGATTCCTGGCGCCACGTTCGGCTAATCGTGTACCACGTTGTTCCCCCATCGTCAGAAACCTGCACTTTCGGATCCAGTGTTGGCGACGTTCCCGAAACCGCAGTCATGTTGATAAATACAATTGCTTCTGTGTAGTCGCGCACAAACATCGCGTCGGAATTTTTCGCGGCGATCACTGCCTGTGAGGTCAGCACTACCTTTCGCTCAGTCCGTCTATCTGGCATTACGCGCCCCCTTATCTAAGATAGGTGACGTATAAAACGGCATCGGCCGAATTGCCAGTATCACGAATAAACCGCGCGCCCTCAATGTTGTTCGCGCCATCTATGTAGAATCCTGTCCCATCAACTGACTTGTGGCCAACCGTTACACTTGGCGCGCCTTCAAGTCGATAGCGGATGTTATCATTCTGCACTGTCACATACGCAGACTTCGCAACTGGACTTCCATCAGCCAGATTGGAGACAGAAGCCGTAAGGCGCGATGTGTCTGTGGTGATGGTAAGTGATTCGGAGGCGTAAGCATCTAGCGCCAGCCGAAATTCTCTTTGTTGTCCGTTTACATTGTCTGGCATTTTTTCAATTCCTTATGCAAGTCGGGACCGAATAGCGGAGTAGGAAAATGGCAAACCTATAACTATTCGGCCCCGATGCATGTTAGATTCCCGAAGCGGTTTTAGGAACCAACACGCAAACGGGAAGCGTTGGTTTATATATACCGGTATTCAATGTCAAGCGTCCCTGCGCGGAAAACCGTTCCAGTAGCGTGGTCGCCACCAACAGTAACCTGTGATGCCGCGACAATTGCGCCATCGGCCAAAGTCGCCGTTCCAGAAAGCGCACTGGACGAAAACGAAGCGATAGAGGCGGTCATATTGATGGAAGACAGGACAACGGCTCCGTTTACCAAAGTGATTCGCCGATAGGAGGCTGCATGCGCCCCTTGATCTGCTCCCGTAGGAGTCCACGTTGCGCCTAAAATCTCTATGTTCTGCGGCGCGGAGAATGTCTCGTCGTTCCTTGCGGCCGCCCCATCAGATGCCGCCGAAGCGGTAAAACGAATCTGCGCATTGTGTCGGTTGCCGGGAATATCAGCTTGAAATGTCGATCCCATTGTGACCCTCGCTAAAATAAAGTGAGTAAATATCCCTGCAGTGGTTGTGCGCGTTGACGATCGCGTGACCGTCAACGCGCTTCTGTTAGCCGCCGATTTTAATTAGGCGATGTACCCAGCAACTCCCCGATAGTCAAGGGCCGTTGATCCGTAGATGTGGCGGATTTTGTACGTGATCTTGTCAGCTGTAAAAGCTGAACCCACGTTTGGCTGGTCCTGCACAAATAGTTCAGGTTCCTCGCGCCCATCAAGGAACGAAACTTCAATCGTAGGCACCAAGGCAGGATCACCGATAAGCCAGAAGTCTGTCGCCACGGCGAAATAGTTCACCTCGATACGTTCCAGATTGTATGAGGTGTGGAAGTTCGCGTTGCGATTGGCAGAATCGTGTTCGCCCTGTCCTTGGCCCCATCCCTGTACCAACTGCCACGTTTCTTCGGCCAGTTCAGTTGGGAAAACGATGAAGCGAGGCTGATTCATCAACAGTTCAGTCGTGTTTCCGTAGGCCGTTTGGTCCATCATCAGCCTGCGCCCTTCCGACAATGTGGCATTCGTCAGCGCGCCAGAAATCAGGTTTACGTGTGTTGCTGAAGCAACAAGCGCAACCGCATCGGCCAGTGTTCCGTTGTCTTCCAGAATGTCGAAAACGTGGCGGTATAACGTCTGACCCGCCGCGCGCCCTAACTTCTGCGGAATCCTGCGCAGTGCGCCTACATCATCGTTCTTAATCATCTCAAAGGTTACGTCTTCCAGCCCACCGCGTTTCGCCACGGCGAACGTTTCCTCTTCATCGCTTGGCGAAGTAAGACTTTGGTACGTTGCCTGTTCCGATACTGTGGAAAGGGTTCCGTACCCGCCCATCCGCATTCTGTGATTCGTGCGGAAGTCCGGCGAACTTGAAACGTCAGAAACAATCTTGCGCCAATCCTGTAAACCTGGCAGTGAATACTCCGCAATCATACGCCGGGCCACGGAGTCGCCGAGCATCTGGCCAAAATCCGAAGTCTGCAGGGATTCGGTCAATCTTTTGTTCTCCCATGCCTCATAAAGGCGCGAACCTTTACCAGACTCCATCACATCAAACGGAGGGGCCATATGCTGACACTCGAAGAAAATTTCGCGGTCAGTCGAGTCGTGGAAGCCAGAAATTTCGCGGTACGCGCGTTTCAGTGAAGAGAAAGGAGTAACGTCTTTCAGATGTTCGGGGTAGTTCGGATGGTTGCGCCCCTGCGATCCCCAAATCATTGACTCCATCGCATGGATGTGCTTGTCTTTCTCTTCCTGCGTGATTTCAACGTGACCTTCACCGCCGAAAGACTTGGGCATATTGGAGTCACCCAACAGCGCCTGAATCATCTCCTTTTCTGCCGTGATGGACTCTTCCAGCGAGGACGTTTCAAAGACCGTCCCTGAAAATTCGGCGCGCAGTTTCGTAATAACCGGAACGGGCAACTTGGATTCGTTCAGGCGCGCGGTCAACACGTTTTCGCAATTCATCTGCGCAACCATGTTCTGCGTTTCCTTCAGCGTCTCCTGAACCAACGCCAACTCGTCACCGCTATTGGGTTGCGCGGTTTCCTTCACGGGTTCCGTCTTCTCTTCTTTCTTCTCTACCTCTTTGACTTCCGGAGTGTTCAACGCCTCGGTCAAAATTTCCTGCGCCTGTTCGATTGTAATGGCTTCAAGGTCAACACTCTCCAACAGTGCGGGCCGCGCATTACGAATCAATTCCAGAATTTGCTCCAACCCCATATTATCCTCCGCTGTACTGGCGACAAGGCGATTAAATTTACCGCCTGCGGCCGGTGAATGAACAACGTCAACCGATGATACCATTTGCAAAGTCTTCACTTTGAAAACGGCTACGTTGGCTTCGGCAACCCATTCGCCTTTGCCACCCGCATCAATTGACAATCCGATTTTCTCTAATCTGGCCACCTTATCCAAACCCAGTAGCCGTGTTTTCAGCCAGTCTTCACTTTCATAAAGGCGTAAAGTGGCGCGCATTTCGTCGCCTTCCATCCGTACGTTCTCCAAGAAACCAACACTATCGCGAATCCCTTTAGCGCCGGGGTTGCTAGCGTGTTCCTTCTCTGAAAACGCAAAAACAGAAACGCCTTCGAACAAGGGAATTGATTCAGTTAGTGCTTCCCTTGTGTAGTCGCGCACAAATCTATTCCCTTTCGGGTCCGTGCGCGTAACCGTTCGGCCAACGCGAATCACGGTCACATCCCAAGCCCATCCCTTATCATCTTCGCGCGCGGCTTCCTGAAGCTCACCGCAAATTAAAAGACCGGACTCCGATTCCCTGAAATCCACTTCACCAACTGGAAGGGCAATCGCGTTATCCGGTTTTTCTACGGCCTTGATTTCTACTTCCCCGCCCTTGACTTCGATCTCGCCACTAATCATTACCGCGCCAGATTCGCGCGTAGGGAGAAATTCCTGCTCTACTTCTTGGAGATCGTCATCGAATTCAATTTTACCGCCGACTGCGCGGTATGCAGTCTTGTAATACTTGGCTTCCTTCCGACAAATGACAAAGGCCTCGTAAACATCTACGGGCCAGTATTCCGTTTCCGGCGCAGGAAACTTAAGGTCGAACGCGCGGCGCACCTGTTCGGCGCGGTCCATCAGGGATGTTGCTTCCCCCAACTCGATTTCGACCTGCTTGGATTCCTGAAGCCGAACTAATTTTCCATCTTTTCGTGCGCTCATAGGGTTTCCTATGGAAAAAACGCACGAAAAAAGAGCATCGTAACGACTGCACACGGTTTCCGTGCGCGCGTTTCGACGCTCTTTGGCGTTCTGGGTGAAAATATTAAGGCGCTCTGTGGCGCTCTATTTTAGTCGGTTCATCTTACCGCATTTCGGACACTTGATTTCTATTCCGTGTACCGAGGGTATGTGTTTAAATAACAACTTTCCGCACAGTCTGCAATTGAAATCCCAATAGGGTCGCGCGTAAGTCTCGATGTGCGCAGTAATCTTGGTTCGGGTTTCGGTCTGAGACCGTTGTGTCACGCACCATCAACCGGAACCTTGACCACTAAAATCTGCCCATCTTTCTTATACAGGCGCACACTGCCAGGATTTATTTTCTTTCCACCTGCGGCAAAATCTGGCGCGTGAGGGTCCAAGTCCGCAAATCTGTCCAGCCCAAAATGATCCAGAGCATATTGAAACTTGCGCTCATCTTCTGCGGCCTTAATTTCCTCTTCTGTTGGTTCGGCGGCTTCCGGCGCGGCCTCTTCCTCTGCGACCTCTTCTGCTACTGGTGTTGGCTCAGGTTTCGGCGCGGGTTTTTTGGATTTAGCTTTTTTTGCTGTGGCCATTTGGTTCACCTCCCTCAAAAGTTTTCAACGGGTTACGTAATTAACTTACGATAAATCATCGCCTTGGTCAAATTCATACGCTTTCTGCGTCAACATCAACTGCGCTGTCCAATTCATCTGCTCTTTCATTATCAGCGCGTCAGTTATGGCGAAATTGGGTTGTAGGGCGTACCTGACAACCCAAGAGTCGCCCGTTTCGCCGGGTTTCTCGATCCAGAAAGCCACGGCGGGAAGGAAACCCATGCCTTCGTGTGCGCGGTTTACCCTATTCATGTGTTGCGGTGTCACTTCCCGGCAGTAGTAGAACTCCGTAGCGTTCTGTGTAATCCCCTGCACGCGCTCGCCTTCCCCTTTGGGTATGTTGGTCCCCTCTGGAAAGTGGCGCACGACATTGAACGCCTCCCCCTGTATGAAGTTCACACTTTCGCGCAGTCCTGACAGTCCGCGCTCATCAGTGAATATCCAACAACGATTTCGGCGCAACGATGGGGGTGTCTGGCCAAGTGGGTGTAGCATCATTGATCTTTCACAAACACCAACGGCGCGTCGTGCTTGTCTTGGAAATGCGCGATTATCGGCTGAATAAAATCGCGCGGGTTTGTTCCGGTAGGGGCGCACGCCTCCAGATGGTCTATCACTTCTTTGTAAATCCCCTGAATGATTTTCGCGGGAGGCGGTTGGTTTGGATTCTGCGCGGGCATATTCTGACCTACGGCCTGCCAAAATACTTTCGCCGCGGCCTTCGGGTCATAATCTTCACCGAAGTCAATCTCCTTGTTCGGCAAAATCCCCAACAAGAATTCTTTCTGTCCATCTTGTTCCAATTCCAGATACCACAAATATTCGTTCGGACTAAGCGCCATTTTCCCCTATCCTTTCCTCCAGATTTTTTACTATCTCTTCCAACTGATTTACGCGCCTGCCGAATACAGACACGGTGTTAGCCAAAATACTCAACGTCTTTATCGCGTCCCTGTTCAGCGCAACAGAAATGTTTTCTATCCGCTTCCCACTTTTCTTGATATATGCCCAATGAACTACGGACACCGCCAAGTAAGCATAAAAAACATATTCAGCCATCGCGTCTCTCGTCTGCGTAATAGTCTTCGATTTCCTGCGCGGTCATTTCGATGTGATCACCTTGCGGCGGCGCGGGAACATCGCCAACGAACAGCCACGTAATATCATCAATGTCCCAAAGCATCAGCATAATCATTACCGCCGAATACGGCGATTCAATGTGATTGAACGTTGTAGCTATAACAGGATTCGGCAGGTATGTGACCGGAGTGCCAGAAAGGGCGCGTGCGCGCGTCTCCAACTTGTCCGACACAAAATTATCGGAAACGATTTCGCCATCCTTCCATACAATCGTTTCGATAATTCCGCCATCGTCAATCTGCGCGGTGATCTCAGCCATAGTCTAATATCCTGTCAGAAGGCCAAGGATGAAATCAGCCATCGCCTGATCCTTCGCCATAATTTCGTGACGGCCGTAAAACACGCCCTCCAATCCCATCGAGAGAACTTCCGTCGCGCCACTGTCGTAAATTTTGCCGATGTAAGGTGAGGCGAATTTGTCTTTCTTCACCAACTCATCGGCGCGATAACCATTAAACGGCATCACTTCTCTCAACTGGCGTACCTGTTCACCCGCCGTTCTGTCGGCAAGGAATTCTTGGACGGCCGATTTGACTTTCCGGTTTGTGTATTCAACCCTGTGGCCGTATTCGTGTAGCATCACGGAGTCGAATTCGCCCGTTGAACTTGGAACGTGAATACCAATACCGTCTTGATGGTAGGCGCGCGCACTCCCTCCTTCGAGCGTCCCTACGCGGAAATTCTGTTTACGGTACGCGCCGTACGTCGGTCCCCGAACTTCCCCTGTCGCAGATGTGTTCCAGTGTTTCGGTAGTACGTCTGCCGCGCGGTCAAAACTTTTCTTGTGCTTGTCAGATGAGAAATCAAACGCCTCGTGCGCCTTCTCATCAACACCCATATAACCTTTCCCGCGCACATCTTCAATTACGTTCTTGATCTCTTTTCGGCGCAGGCGCGCGATAGATCGCTCTTTCCTGTCCAGTTGCTTCCATACATCCAACTGTTCCTCCATCGACCTCCGGTAGTGACCATTCGCTAAATCGTACTGCGGTCCGCTAACAATCCCTTGTCTCTTCAGATCGTTCACACCGTTATACAGCTCGTTACTTCTCTTCGACACGGCCTTTCCGCGCCGTTCCAGTGCGCGCATTTCATCAAGTGCCGGTTTCATCCTGTTATCGACTTCACTGCGCACACGGGTTCCTATTGCCTGTAGTTCTACACTGTCACCATTCTTCCACGTTCCGCGCGAAGAAATACCCTTCGTTGAATCCTTTATGGCACCCACCATTGTAAAAGGCGCGCGCGCGGTCTTCTTCGATTTCTTGGCCTTCTTCACTTTCTTAGCGGTGGATTTCTTGGCCTTCTTGGCCTTCTTCCGTTTCTGTTCTGCCAAAAACCGCGCGTTCCCTCCAGGTAGATTCCTTGAAGGGTTGCGCTTGTACTTGTAACCTTTCGGGACAGACTGCTTCGGCGCCTTGACATTACCAGCCGACGAAATCTTTACCGGCTTCTGTCCGCGCGGAAGGACAACCGGAACGTGGACACATCGGCAGTTGATCGTTTCCGCCGCAGAAAGTAACGGGTCGCGCGGGAATTTGGCGCGCTCCGATCCTACGTAGAAGTAATCATCCACGGCAATCGGCGCACCTCTGTGATACGTGTTCCCCGTTTGGATATGTGACGCTCTGGTCCGCGCGTCCACTACGGGAAGCCAGTATTTTCCCATATTGACATTCGCGGCAACGGCAGTCTCCATCCGACTTTGTGCCGTGATGGAGTGAATTCGGTTTACCTCTGTCCTGATAATTCGTGTGACGCGCGCACCTATCGAACCTGCGCCCGCCGCCGATGGTAACAGCTTCCCTATGTTGGCCAACGTCACTGCGCGCGTCGATCCGCCCATTACTCCCACGGAAAGTTCTTGCGTTATGGCATCGGCGGCCGCGCGCGATATACCTTTTATCTGGTCCGCGTGAAAATCGGCCAATGTGTTCACCAACTCATACGGGAGTGAGGGCAACTGTACGGACACACCGCCAGACGTTAAGGTTTTCTGCACGAAAGACGTTCCCAAGTCCTCGACCTTCAGACGCAGTTTGGCGAACTCGTCTGCGTAATCTGTCTGGAATGAAAGGAGAGCGCTGTTGACCTCCCCTTTCATCTGGTTCAGATAGTCGCGGTTGAATCCTGACGCGCCGTTTATCCCCTGATTGATCCGCGTGCGCGTCTTCCTCAGAAGGGCGCGCATTTTCCTTACCCCCTCGTCTGACAGACGTTCACGGGAGCGCAGGTTTGACGTGATGTGTCGGCGCGCGGCACCCTCACCCGTTGGCCGTTTGGCTTCCTGTAAAACCGTCATTTAGCAACAGCCTTTTTCCGCTTCGGACTCTTGATTTTTGTAATCGAATCTCCGCGCACCAATGCTCTTTCTTCGGCTTTCGTCAACACATCAACCGCAGACGTCTGCGGTTTTTTGGCGCGCCGTTTCTTCGCGGGTACCTTGACCTTGCCGTTTGGTTTGGCCTTCTCTTTTGGCGCTTGTGGCTTCCCGCGCTCTTTGGGGAGTGCCAACAGTCCGGTCTTTTTGATCTTGTTCCACATCGGCAAAAGGCGCACAGGCGCGCCGGGGGTTTCTTTCTTCACAATCTCCACGACAATATCTGACCCATAACGATTTTCGGGCTTGTATTCTTTTACCGTTGTCTTGATAGACTTGTGACCGCCAACAATCTCGCATAATTTCGGCAACGTCTGTTCATCGAAGCCGTTTCTATGTTCCCAAAATTCGCCCTTGTTACCTTCGCCCCACAATATTTGATACGCAAAGGCGCGCTCCTGCGGTGTTGACTTGGATTTATCTGCCAACATCTGACACGCCCAAGAAATGTTTGGGACAGTTAATTTCAACGTCCCTCCGATTTTTGTTATCCGCAACCATTCACGTATCAGCGCGGGTGCCTCCCATCCGTTGAAGTGCTCGAGTACGTGTGCCGCGCGCACATCGTCAAAGGTATCGTCAGGCTGTGGTATCTTGCGCACATCGGCGCGTATATCGGGATTTACAGATTCATCAATGTCGATGCGCACAATCTGGCCGTTGTACCCCTCCGTATGGTTACCACTTCCCAATTCGGCGCATACTTTCTTCGACCGCTTGATTGTGCTTTTCTTTACCAACGGGTCGGCCTGTGGCGAATCAATAGGACACCCGAACATCACGCCCGTATCTCGATCTTGGTGATTACATTGGACCAACGAATCGCACCAAACTTCGTATCCTGCCGCGCGGGCTTTCACGTAGAAATGAAAATCCTCCGTGGACAGCGGAGAAACCAAATCGTCAGGCTCCCATGTCCAGTTGCAGTGAAACCACGGCTCAGGCAAATTTCTGAACACAGAAGTTTCGACCATCAGCGCGTCACATCCGGCCATATCAATCTGAAAAAACTCGCCAACTTTCCACTTCAGAAACGGACCTTGTTGCACCCCTCGCCAAATATAGGGTTCAGGAGGGTAGGTCTTCGTCCAGTACACGCCAGTGACTATCGGTTTATTCCGCGCCAACAGTTGAATCGCGATATTCGGCGGCGGGATCACATCGTCAGCGATAAAAAGAACGTGGGACGCGCCGATGTTCAGCGCCTCTTTCACAATCTGATTCCGCGCATCGTCGATCTTTTCTCCCTTGATCCACAAGGGAGTCATGTTACAACCCAACGGCCACTGTAATTGCGCGTACGCCGCGGCCCATTCCGATGTGACCTTTCCCCAAGTAGGTAGTCCAAGTGCGAACTTCGAAGACATTGCCATTTTCTACTTTCCTCTCTGTGGTTTGCCCAACTTGTACGGTACATCCAGTTCTTTCGCCAACCGCTTCGTTCTGGATTCCAACTTTGCCTCTTTCAGTTCACGACCCGCGCCGCGCGGTGTGACCTGTTTGATGCGCTCATGCCGATTCATAATTTTTCTTTTCCCTGTGCGCCCACGCGCCAGTAAGTAGTGTTGCCAACAACGGCTGAATGAATTCGCCGCACAAATCCATCCACCCATCGGAGTTCAAAAGTGCTACCGTCTTCGCGCCCAACAACGGCACCCAAAGAAATAGCGTCCACGGGAAATTCATTATCAGCGCAGTAAACCCGTTGCCGTAGAATGCCCACTTGGTTCCCGTGTTCCGTTGCGCGCGCCCAACCGTGTCCAGCTCTCCTTTCTTCGACGGTGATCCCGCCATCTTGCGGTATTTGACAAGCATCTCGTAGACAAAGGCGTACTCGCGCCACTGCGCGCCCTTGTCCAGTGTGTTCCAGTCGGTTCGTGTTCTGATGTATTCGCGTTCGCGCATCTGCATACATATCAATCAATCCCCGCCTCGATTGTTGCATTACGGCGCACAATTATCGACGGTGCGCCGTAAACCTTCTCCGGTTTGTTCAGCCTGTCCAGATCGTAACAGAGGAAATACAGGAATCCTTCAGGGAGTTTGCCAAATGGGGAGCCTTCGTAAACTTCGACGCGCAATCCTAACGCGCGATGGCGCGCCAACACATCGGGGCGCACGTAGTCAAGCCAGTTTCGATTCTCTGTGAAGAGGTCTTGTTGCATCATTCCTCATCGGGAAGGACAAGTGCGCGGTCTGGATCAACCGCGCCGTTCTGTGGTAAAAACAGTCCTTCAAGGTCTGTGTCGTTTTCCAATTCACCCTCTGCTGTCAACCGCTCTTTTTCCTGTTCCGCGTCAACGTCCATCCCGACTTGTGACGCGACAAAGGCGAACATCTCTGTGGCCGTTTCGCGCGAAAGAAAAGTGCCAGTAGCCGCGGACAACGTGCGCCCTACCGATTCAAGGGTATCGGCAATCTTTTTCATATCGCGCGAGGAAATTTCTGGCACGTCCAAAGTGAAATCTTGGTCCACGTCCTGCGACAATCGGCCGTTTTCAATGGCTTCGGCAATCTGGTAACGTAGAATCGGCACGATCATCGAAAGGGAAACGTAATTCTGGCGCGCCCTCAACATCCGCATTGGTGGGTCGCCCATTTCGTACGCCGAGGCGCGGTTGGCATCTTCACCGACACCAAACAGCCACATCTCCGGTAATCCTGCGCCAACCAACAACGGCGTGCGCATCATACGTCCCTCTTGTGAAGCGTCTGCCGATTGGAGGTTTGGCGTAACGGCCTCCACCTTCACAGATTCGTTGTGATAGCGCGATGAACCTGGAGATGGCGACCCACCCTGACTTTTCGCGAACGCCTTGATTTCTTCGCCGTTCAACCCATCACAAGTCCAATCCCAAATGTAGGCGTTCATCAACTGCGTGCGCTCCATCCTGTTCCAGTGGAATTTATCAAGCATATCAATTCCGTCTGACATAGAAAATAAATCGGAGCGTCCGCGCGTGGCCTTGATAGGTTTGTTTACCGCGAAGAAAAAACACGCCGACTCATACTGGTCTTCTTCACCTTCCATCAGGCCGACAAGTCTTTTCTGCGCCATATCATAGCGCACCACTTTCAGTTTCAAATCTTCGGACTCGACAATTTTCTTCTGTAGGAATATTTCGTGCGGCACTTCGAAGTTGTCTTCAACCGTCTTGACCGCGACAATAACGCCGGGATCAACATACCCCAAGCGCACAATTCCATCCGCGCCAGTTTCTACGGTGTAACACTGCTCACCTGACATTCCCAATTCGCGCACGCGCGACTCCAACTTGCTTGGCCAATCGTTTACCGGATCGTTCCAGTGCGCGTCAAGTATGTCCTGAACCTTCTCGTCTTCCGCAGTAATCGTCCACCGCGCCACATCGCCAACAATGAAGTCTTTCTTCATCTCGATCACGCGTTTGGCAAATGGGTTTGTGTCTACCATGTGATAGGCAATTTCGCGCTGTCTTTCGGCGGTCAAATGCGAAAGGTCACGGGATTGCTGATTCAGGCGCCGGAATCGGTTATCGTCTGGATCAATCATTCCCATACCGCCTGACAGTTGGCCCGAA